CTAGCCGTACTGCTCGATAGCTCTTGCAGCTTCTTCAAGTGTTGAATAATGTTCTACGCTTACCCTGTTGTGTACTTCTACGTCACCGGGAAGAACCGACACCCAAGCGACCACTCCATGTACATCTGGTCTGTGTGCTTCCCAAGTGAACCTGTCGTCATCTGACTTCATGAAGATCACGTTACCGATCACTACCGACATATTGTGACCACCTCCCTGTGTGCGTTGGTGCTCGCTGTGTTCCAGATCGAGACGAAGCGAGAACCGACATAACCGTTTTCCTTGCAGAGCTCTTTGCAGCGGACGTATACCTCACGGCGCTTACTGTATTCAGCAGGCTTGCCGTATTTCTCCCACATTTCCCTCATGGCATTCTCGCAGTATCTGATGCACTCTCTTATAGTCAATGGTCTCATGGTTTAATCCTCCTCATCCTCGTATTTGCCGAACCACCACTTCTCCTCGACCTTTCCGGACTTCCACTTTGATGTCTTAACGGTAATGTTGTAACCGTCAAGGACTTTTCCTGTCTTTGCGCTCTTGACCTGCAGGTCATCGGTTATGTAGTAACTGGTCGAGAAGAAGTGCTCGTTGATAAGCTTTTCGAGTGTAGCCTTATCAGGCGCACTTGCAATACATTTCGTTTTCATGATCTTACCCCCTTGATCTCTACCCAACTTGTCTTGTCACAGTCGCGGTTATCGTTCTCGTAGCTGTCAACGGCAGCTATGTCAGTCAGACCGTCATAAGCTTCTATGTGATGTTCTGCAAGCTCTTCCTCGGAGTGCTCGTTGATGAAATCATCAGCATCAAACATTCCTGCTGTGATAGCCTTGCTGATGATCTCCGCATTTTCTTCATCGGTTTCACCGATAAGTACAGCGGGTATCTCGTTCTCACCCCAGTAATACCACTTGTGGTGTGCTCCGTCCAGTACCAGGACACCGTATCCGCTGTTGTCGCTCTGTAAGTACATCTTGTTCTCTGCCATTGTGATTACCTCCGTTTAGTTAGTATGGGCGGCAGCAGAGCCGCCCTTGTGTTTTAGTCCTCTATGAAGTCAAAGTGATAGGCCGCGTACTCGCTGCACCTGTGGAGCAGTATAGCCAGATCGAAGAGGAACTTTGCTTCATTTGCTCTGTCAATCCTTGCCCATGAGGAGAAGCTTCTATACCTGGCATCTGCATCAAGATATCCTACGTTGCAGCAGTTCTTGTCGGTGAAGTATATCGAGATCGTGATGTTGTTACCGTCCTCGTAGCGGACAATGTATTCATCTGTTCCGGTATCTTCCATCTTGCGAACGTTGGCTGTGCCGAGCTCGCTTGCGTCCTCGAGTATGTTTATAAGCCTGCTGATGAACTTTTCATTTACTTTCATTGTGATTACCTCCGTGTTATCTTTCCATGAACTTCCGAGCTGCTTCAAGTTCGCTTGTCAGCTCCTGTATCTTCTTCTCGATCGCTGATATCCTGTGCTCCGTTTCGTCACGCTTCAATATCTCTTTGTTCCGCTCCTCTATCAGGTCTGCCAGTTCATTGAACGTGATCGGTGCAGCGTTAAGTGCTGCACCTATGAACGTATCTGTTTTCATAGCTTCACGGTCGAACGCCATGCAGGCGGTCACCGAATAGTCGTGCTTTCCGCAGATGCCCAAGTCCATGACCTGATGCTCCGCGCTGTAATTGCTTTCTGCGTTTACCTTCGTGAGGTAGTCTATACCGTTCACTCTTGCGACTACCATGTAGAACTCTAACATCTTGCTCACCTCGCTGCTATATCTTCATCTATGGCTGCCTTAGCTTCTTCTATGGTGCCGTATGCTTTCGGGGAGAAAGCTCCGTAGGGAGCTATGCAAACAAACAGGATCCTCGGGTTACCTGTGATGGCGTATCTTCTGTACTCGTACAGATCTGTGTCTATCATTCTCAGTGTATCGTTCATATCTCTATGCCCTCCTTCTTGACTTCCGCTGCTTCCATGAAGTAGTGGTAAGCTGTGCCTGCCCTGTTACGTCTGTTGCACTCCTCCTGCGCTTCACGACCGGTGCCGATGATGTAAGCAACTATCGGGTCTTGTCTTGTAGCGAAGTTGCCTATCTGCTTGAATACGAGATACATTGTGTCTTTCATGGTGCTTACCTCCTCAGTATCAATCGAGTTCTTCTTCTGCGAATTCAATGGTTTCATTATAGAGCCTGTCAGCTTCATCAGCAGTAATGAACTTAGCAACTACAAAAGCTGTTGTCATACCGTGTATGACCCTGATTGCTGTCTTGTATTCTATGTGTCTCATTCTGTACCTGTCGATTGTCTTGACGATCTCCTGCTTTGCGATATTGTAGTTGTTCATTGTTCATACCTCCTGTGGTCTGTGGTTCGTATCTCTTACTGTGCTTTTATTATATCCGAAAATTCGGTAATATTCAATTCGCATTATTACCGAAAAATCGGTATTATTTTTGTGCAGAATGTTACCTTGTTTTCGGTAAGGTTTTATGATACAATGTAAGCGGGAGGTGATATCATGTCGTTACAGTACAAGATCAATGTATTAGCAGCCCTGAAAGAAAAGGGTTACTCCACATACCGTCTCAATGTCGAGAAGATCATTTCACACAGCTCAATCCAGAAGCTGAAAGAGGGAAAGATGCTCGGTGCTGACGGTATAGCTACCCTGTGTGAACTGCTCGAGTGTCAGCCCGGGGATATACTGTCCTACGAACCAGAGCCGAAAGAGTGAGGTAACAACATTCGCGCTCGCGCGCGTATACGGGCGCAGATATGGCGTGTATGGCGTATACGCGCCCTTAATATGCTATTTCTAGTCTATTACCTATTTTTATGTTACTTTGTTACCTTTATATATGAAACATAGTAAAATAGGGGGTTTTAGGGGTAACATTTAAGGTAACATTAGGGGTAACAAGAAAATAAACAGGGGTAACAGAAAATAGGGGTTTCAGCAGAATGTTACCGCTCTTTGTTACCCCACTACTTAGCCACTTTCGACAATGCAAGAAATGATTTTAAGGGGGTATATTATGCAAATTACCGATAGAGAAAAATTCAGACAGCAGCTCTCAGAGTACTATGCGAGAGATATTGAAGGGCTGAATGATGAAGATCTGATAGCAGAAGCACTCGCCACAATTGAAGCAGTGTTCAGCCACATGTACGAAGATGATGTGCTCGAACGTTCACGTCCTTATGCAGTATCATACCTCGCGCTGTGCGCTGCCCAGGAGCTGCTTTCTAAGAAATGAATATTGCTAGCAATAACAAATCCTCTCCCGGAACTACCCGAGAGAGGACTTTTGTATATATGGAGGTCTGCTTTAATGGTTGTTATACTCTTTTCGTGAAGCCTGCTGCAAGGCATATCCACCCTGCACCGCTTTTGAGCTTGCCCCAAGTCTGACCGTCAACGACCTTGTCAGCCACTATGGTGTATACGCCGTGATCTTTGATGCTGCCGACCACTTTGTTTGATACACCTGCGCCTGACCTGATGTTGAGATCGTCATGCACGACTTTGACCTTGTATGTCTTAGCCGCTGCCACAGCCGCTGCAGGATATACAGCGTTACCGTTTGCATCGAACACCTTATATCCTGCCTTGCAAGCCTTCTTTGCATTGTCAAGGCTCTTGAATGCACCTATCTGAGACTTACTGTCAGCCCAAGACTTGCGCACACGGTATATCTGAGAAGTACCGCCGCCAGTACCGGGGTTGGTCACCGTAGGCTTAACAGCGGGTGCAGGAGCTGCGGGTGCTGTGGTGAGGAGCCTGTTTACCTCAGATGCAATATAAGGGAACTTACTGCCCAGATAAGGACCGGGGCAGCCGGTAGCGAAGAACCACCTGTGCATGGTGAGGTTACCCGATGTATCTCCGGTGTAGTTGATGCGCTTAATACCGTTTCTTCTGCAGATATCAGCGCACAGCTTAATGCAGGCGTTGAGTGCTGCATCGGTCACCTTCCAGTTAGGCTCACCTGCACCGGGGGCGTTGGCTACCTCGATTGTTACAGCCCTCATGTCGTTCTCCCTGTTGGAGCTCGTCCATGCTCTGTACTTCTCGTCTATCATCACACCGATATTACCATTACTGTCTATACAGTAGTTCGTGGATCCACCTCTGGACTGCACCGCATTACAGCAGCCAGACAGCGACAAATTACCTGCCATGTGGTGGATCGTTATTTTGTCAATGGCGTGATCTCTTATGTTGTAGTGGTCAGATATACCGCTCCACTTCCACTTTGCAAGACTACTATTGCTCATACGTCTACACTCCTTTACTTCTCGTGGTTCAGATCTGCGTTCATAAGTGCTGATATGCCTGCTGCAATAGCCGCAGTCAGCAGAACTCTCAGAGCCTGACTGTCTGATGTATCTGTCAGTGCTATGTTAGCACCGATGTAACCGATTGCCGCCTGTCCGAATGTCCTGAGCGCTCTATACAGCCACTCGCTCATTTTCTTCTTATTCATGCTACCCCTCCTATAATCTATCATAGGACAAACACAGCCGTTCGCTGTGCCGCTTCTCGGGCTTATCCTGTGAAGTTGTACCCCTTAGAGGATAAGCCCCTCAGAAACGCGCTCTCGTTGTCCTAGTGGTTCACGTTGTTCTCCAGAGCATCAAGCCTGTGGTGTGCAGACTTCGTGGACTGCTCACACATGATAAGTCTGTCACGTATCTCCTGCAGGTCTGCTCTGGTATGCCTAACGTCTGCTTTCATTTCTGATATGTTTGTGTTCAGCGTTTCAAGCTTGACTATAACCGTAGTCATTTCAGCCGCTGTCTGCCTGTTGTCCGTAGTCTGATTACGTTTGAGGTTTGTAAAACCTACGATCGCCGCCACCAGGAGCGAAAGTATTGATATGATAACACTGATCTCCATTAGCTTACACCTCTATTTCTATGAAGTCCTCGATTGCCATAAGCAGGTCGGGAGCTATGGAGATATCCTCGCCCGATATGTTTATCTTGTCGGGCACATCTACCTCGACAGCTACGAGCTCACTGAACTGCTGCGCGAACTCCGCCTTTTTGTCACTCGGTATGATATACTGCTTGCCATCCTCGCTGAGTGTACTGCCTACGCTCTGCAGGAGCTTGATGCGCTGCTCATTGAACAACTCAACCTCAGCGGCCACAGCTTTGATAAGCTTAGCTACCTTGTACGCCGTAGCGATCTTGAGGTCTTTTCTTGCAAGCTCACTAAGAGCTATCTGTGCATCGAGTATCTTTTCAAGTCTTACTTTCATATTGATTTCCTCCTGATTTCGTCAAGTTCCTTCTGCTGTTTCTTGACTATCTCCCAAAGTATGGGTATGAACTGTGTGTAATCGAGATAGAGGTCTTTTCCGTCACCGTAGTGATCGTGATATCCTCCGAAGTCCTTCTCAGAGAGCCCGACTTTCTCCATAGCCGCCTTAACGTCCTGAGCAATAAAGCCGCAGTTAGTCTGATCGGGTCTTGTTTCCTTGTACTGATATGTAGCCGCTGACAGATTGTCAAGCAGAGCTGTATATCTGCTGTCAAGGTCTGTGATGTTCTTTTTCTTTCGCCTATCCGATGTTACCTGGTTACCTCCGCTAGTGTACGCCGTTGCTTTCAGATATATTTCTGAACCTCTGATGAATGTTGGACAAGCGTTAGCGCCTGTTATACCAACGAACACACCGGGGTTTGATACGGTATTATCGTAAAGGAAAGCCCAGTTACCGCCGTAGGATATGCCTGTATTATCAGCAAACTGTATTGATGATGCGATCTTAGCCGCAAATCTTATCTCCGAGCCCTTGATGTATGTGGTGCAGGCGTTATTGCCTGTTATACCAACATTCACACCTGAGCCATTGACAAAGCGGAATGCTACGTTACCGCCGTAGCTTATGCCGTAGCCGTCAGTGAATTCAAAGTTGGATTTCACCTTACCGTTGACGAACTTCACGTCACCTGAGAACCAGTGACGGCAGCCATAGCTTGTATAGTAGTCACTGTAATTCATACGGTAGTATGGTGTTACTTCGTGATTATACAGGGTGCCTATCATAACGCCCTGGAAGTTCGTGGAGCCAAGTAGAGCATACTGTGCCTTAGTCGGGTCCGAACTTCTGACCGCAGCACCTAACGCACCTACACGGTTACTGTTGAGATAAGCGTGCACCTTACCGTCCAGTACCTTTATCTTGCAGCCGTTCTCATCTGCACCTGATTCAAACGTACCTGTCAGCGTTGCATTCGTTGCTGACATCGTACCGGAGCTCGATACAGAGAAGTTCTTAGCTGATATAGAGCCTGTTGCAAGGTTGATGTACATACCCGCCGTAACACTACCGCCTGATGTAGCATAGTTCGATGATTTGATAGAGCCGCCTGTCAGAGTAAGGTTTGATGCGGTTACGGTACCGTTCGCGGAAAGCTTGAAGTACGTGCTGTCCACAACAAATCTGTTTGAGGTCATCTTTATCTGACCTGTGCTCGCGTTGATCTCGGACACCAGATTAGCACTCTTAACGCACAGATTGATATTGCTAGCATTCTGTGTTATTGCCGTCTGCTGACCGTTCACAGTGCTGACTAACGTGGTTATCTGGTTAGCCTGCTGTGATATCTGCGATTCAGCTGTTGTGAGCTCAGATACGATAGATGTTATCCTGTTCGCCTGCTGCGTTATCTTCGATTCTGCCGTTGTTACTCGGCTTGCTATGCCGTTAACTGTGGTCTGTGTAGCGTAGGTCTGCTGCACTCTCGATTCAATGCCGCTAGCTGTCTGCGTAACAAGCGTAGTATACTCGCTCGTGACCTGCTCATAGAAGTCACCGTCTACATACTCTGCAAGCGTTTCCGTAGCTGATACCGCAGAAGTTATCCGGTCAGAAAGGAGCTGCAGGTCTGACGTGTGTCGGGTTGATGTGACGTAGTTCCTCAGCTTGTTGTCCGTCTGCGTGTTAGCCGCATTATATGCCGCCGCTGCCTGACCCTGAGCATATGTCATAGCACGTGTGGTCTGTGCTGTAACTGAAAGAGATATCTCTTCCTGTGTCTGCCTGATAGCTGTGTCAAGCTGTTCTGTGGTTACGAACTCAACGAGCCGCATATCCGTGTAAGCCGCTGCAGCCGCTGCCGCTGTATCTGCCACAGCATTGATGTTCTCCTGAACGTCCTCAGGAGCTTGTCTATAATCAGATGCTTTCGTTGATGATTCAAGCATCGGGTGCCAGATGTAGTATGTTCCCGCGGGTAAGTACAAGTCACATGAGCTGTTAGCTTCTGCCGAAGATGTGCAGGTATATACATTCCACTCCGAAGTGACGGAAAGCGCGAAGGGTGTAGAGCCTACATAAGCAGTTACAGTCCTTGCGGAACTAGCCTTAATCCAGAGCCTTAACGTATAACTGCACTCTCGCGCTATCCCGGCAAGGGCAAAGAGCCCCGCCGAGACAACTTCGAGAGCAGCCATAACACTTGTATCACCGTTCGGGTCTATGCCTGTATAGCGTGATACAGAGTTAGCCATAGTTAGAAGATTCCTCCCTCTTCGGTAAGTGTCGGGATAAGCTCTTCAAGTTCGTTGATCTGATCGCGGAGAGCCTGTCTCTCAGCGTGCAGCTTCTTGATATCGTAAGGAGCTTCCTTTCCCACTGCCTTATACTCTATGTTCTTGATTACTCTGTAATCGGAGAGTGTCAGCAGGTTCTTGATGTGGCTTATTTCCTGTCTTGCTTCAAATCTGGTCATATGCTCACCTCCTGTGAGTGTGGGGTATCTATCCTATATCCTGTCGGTATTAACCGAACAGGATAACAGGGCGAACGTAGATCGCGCTTGATGCGCCGTTACCGCCTGCAAGGCCTGAGTTATTGCAAGCGCAGAAGAATGTGTCGTTCATGACAGCACGCAGCCATGTGTTGTTTCTGCCGTACTGTGTGGGGTTAACGAAGTTGAATACCGGCAGTATCTTAGTGTCGTTACCAACATCGAATGCGGAAGAACTCCACAGAGTTGAGCCGTAGAGCTGTACCTCGTTCATGAGCTGCAGTTCAACCGTGCTCCATGCCGCAGTCTTAGATGCACCCTGCATACCCGCTGCAGCCGCTGTGGTTGTCGAGCTGTCAACCGATGTAGTGAGCCAAGACCTGTGCTGCAGCAGGTGATTACCCAGTGCAGTCTTAAAGGCTTTTGCGTAACACGGTAAGATTATCTGATGCATATCAGAGTTAGCATAACCGCCTGCTGTTGTGTTGGTGGGGTTCATAGCTGCTGTGGTAGCCAGTACACTACGAGGGATAAGTACCGCGTGGTGTGTACCGAGTGCTGTATCACCGTTGCCATAGTAGTAGTCAAAGCCTGCGAACATCAGAGCAACGCTCTCGGTCTTTGTCAGCTTAGTGGCATAGATCTTGCCGCTCTGAGGTGTAGCATCTGAGGTTGCAGTCCATACCCTCTCGTTGATAGTGCCGCTAGCTTCGTAGTAGGTTGTACCGCTGTCGAAGGTAGAGCCTGTGAAGTGTGTGTAGATGTCTGTGGTGATAGATACTGTGAAGTAGTCACCGAGGAACAGATCATCAAAGTTACCGCTGTGTACCATGCTGTACATCTGAGCAACAGTATACACGTTGGTGAGGTCTTTACCTCTGAAAATGCCGTTGTGAGGAGAGCCGTTACCCCTCAGGGTCTGGAATGTGTCCGTTATCTTGAACACATCGTCCAGATTAGCACGTGCGAACGCGCCGCCGTTGTCGATGTAGACCTTTGCACCCGCTGCTACGGAAGCCGCTGCATCAACCTGTGTGATTTCCTTTGTTGCGAGATTTTCATTAGCCAT